CGACGGGCGATGCAATGACGCTGACGGTTGCCTATGATGCGGCCAAGACGGCTGCGCAGGCCGGAGACGCCATGACGCTGACCTCGGCCTATGACACAGCCAAGACCGCGGCATCGCAGACCAGCGTTGACGACCTCCCGACCAATGCCGAACTAGCGACAGCGCTTGCCACCTCTGATGACGCCACGCTGGCTGCCATCGCAGCGCTGCCGACGACATCAACTATCATGCCGGCGGACATCAAGAAGGTGAACGGCGTCACGGTCAATGGCGACGGCGCTGGAACGCCATGGGGGCCATAAGTGGCCTCCGTATGGGGTTCGTCATGGGGCCAAAGCTGGGGCGATGCCTGGGGCTCTGCCGGTCCCGTTGTATTCGACCCGGCTGCGGACGACAGGACGGCATTGATTGATGTCATTTCCCGGCTTGCGGCGGTCGACGTTTTATCCCGGCTCGCCGCGGTCGATGTGCAATCCCGCCTAGCTGCGGTTGATACTCAGACCCGAGGTATAAATGTCTAAGACGTGGGACCGGACAAAAGACCCCGACGAGGTGGTCGATTACGATATCGACTGGTCCGACCAGATGACAGCGGATTCCGATACCATCTCTACGTCTACGTGGACCGTCCCGACAGGCATCACGAAGGACTCCAGCAGCAACACAACGACGCGAACCAAAGTCTGGCTTTCCGGCGGGACGACTGGTGAGACCTATACGCTGCTCAACCGTGTGGTGACGGCCGGCGGCCGCACCCTCGATCAAAGTGTCAAGCTCAAGATGAAAGATCACTAGCATGATCGTGGAGGACGGGACCGGCCTTTCGAGCAGCAACAGTTATGCTTCCGAAACCACGCTGGGCACCTATTGCGACGACCGCGGCATCACGCTTGCGAGCGGTGACGCCGAGGCGGCATTGGTTCGCGCCAGTGCTGCAATCGATGCGATCTATCGCGACCGTTTCCCCGGCTTCAAGCGCAATGGCCGCGCGCAGGCGATGGAATGGCCGCGCTCCGGTGCCTATGACAACGCAGACGAGATCATTGCGGACGATGAAGTCCCGGTGGAGATCATTCAGGCGACCTGTGAGGCAGCGGTTCGCGAGCTGGCCGATCCCGGCTCCATGATGCCCGACCTCGAGCGCGGCGGCGGCGTGCGCCGGCTGAAGGCCGGTTCGGTCGAGATCGAATATGGCGCCAATGCGCTGAACCAGACCACGTTTACCGCGATCGGTAATCTGCTCTCGGGGCTGATTGCCGGCGGCAGCGGCGGCGGACTGTTCCTCAACGCGGGGCGCGGCTGATGGCCTCTCCGCTTTCCGGTTCGATCGCCACCCAGATTTACAAGGGCATGAAGGCCCTGTTCCTGGACGCGACCTATACCGTCGACGTTGCAGGCACGATCACCGACCCAGCCGATCCGCCGGCGCCGACACCAACGAATTACGCTTGCCTCGCCATCGTGGAGAAATACTCCGACTATTTCTCAAAGCAGGGATTGGTGCAGGACGGGGACCGCAAGGTCTTGATCCTCGCCAACAGCCTGTCGGTTCGCCCTGTCGTCAACTCGCGAATTACAATTTCCGGCATCACGTTCACCACCATCAAGGTGGACACCGACCCGGCTACAGCGATCTGGGAAATTCAGGGGCGTATGTGAGTGGCAGCCAACCGCTTTGACCAACTAATCTCGGAATGGGAACCGAGACTCCAGCGCGCTTTTCTGGACTCAATCTACAATCTTCGCGACACGGCCCACCTCGACCAAATCATCAAGATGCTCGAGGCCGGCGACGTTAATGGTGCTCTCCATGCTGTCGGCATCGACCCTGTAGCGTTCCGACCGTTTGATAAGACGATCGCAAACGCCTTCGAGGCTGGCGGCGAGGCGACGGCTGCGGCGGTTCCTGTAACCCGGGCGGCTGATGGGTTTAGAACCGTTTTCCAGTTCGCAATCCGCAACCCGGAAGCGGAAATGTGGCTCCGTAATTATTCGGGCAATCTGATAACCGAGATCGTTGCCGACCAGCAAACGGCGGTTCGCAACTTCCTGTCCAATAGGTTGGCGGAAGGCGCGAATCCGCGCACCACCGCGCTGGATCTGGTCGGGCGCGTTGTCAAGGACACCGGCAAGCGGGAAGGCGGGGTTATCGGCCTGACCTCCTCGCAAGAGGAGTGGGTTCGCAATTACGCCGCAGAACTGGCAAGCGACAATCCGGCGCAGGCATTGGCCCGGACATTGCGGGACAAACGTTTCGACAGCGCGGTGATGAAGGCGGCCAACAGCGGCGAGCCGATCCCGGCGGACCTCGTTAACAAGATGGTGACAGCCTACAAGAACAGGGCGTTGCGCTACCGGGCCGAGACGATCGCGCGGAAGGAGACTATTACCAGCCTCCACACCGCGCAAGAACAGGCCATGCAGCAAGCCATAGGGAAGGGCGCTGTGGCCGCCAACACCGTGACCTATGTCTGGCGCACCGCTCACGATAACCGCGTCAGGGACACGCACAGGGCGATGGACGGGCAAGTAAAGAAGCAGGGTCAACCGTTCATCACGGGAGGCGGGGCGCTTTTGCTTTACCCGGGCGATCCCAGCGGGCCAGCGGAAGAAGTGATCGGATGCCGATGCTTCCGTGAACCGCGAATCGACTTCCTCGCCGGAATCAAGTGAATGGCCGACTTCGCCGCTACCGTTGACGCATGGGCGACCGAAAGCGCCGACCGGATGGAACGGATATGGAAGGCCAGCTCGCAGGAACTGGGCTCGGTTGCGAATAACGGCGTGCCGATTGACACGGGCTTCGCCCGCGCATCGTTTCAGGCATCAGCCGAGTCTATGCCGGCAATTAACACTAGCAATACCAACAAAGCTGGAACGCCAGCGTCGTTTGATTTCGGCACGATATCCGCCGTGATCGCTTCGGCCACGCTCGGGCAGACCATCTACATGGGCTGGACGGCAGCGTACATTTTGCCACTCGAATACGGTCATTCAAAGCAGGCGCCACAGGGGTTTGCCCGTCTGGCCGCAGCGCAATGGCCATCGATTGTGTCCGGCGTCGTCGCCGAGGCTAAGGCTCGCGTCGGCTAATCAGCTTCATCATCGCGGCATTGAACAGTGCCAGCGCCTTGCGCGCGGCCTCAATGGCTGTGTTGCCCTCGACCGTTTCGGCCGCCTCATCGCCCAGCGCGTTGCGCGCGGCGTACAGCCGATCATGCACCTCAATATCAGAGAGTTTTTTAGGCAATGCCCGAACCCGTAGAGGTCGCGATTGAGAGCGCACTGTTAACACGGGCGCAAGCCTTTGCACTAGCGCAATCCCTTACAATTTCGCTGCCGAATGTTGCGTTTACCCCGCCGGTAGCCAGCCCGACCGCGAAATGGCTAAGGGCCTCGTTCCTGCCCGCACCATCAGTGGCTACGGGAATCCCATACGACGCGCATATCCAGCACTACGGCATCTTTCAGGTCGATGTTTTCTATGGGCTTGGCGGCGGCGAGCTGGCGCCCGCCCGCATCGCATCGAGCGTCATCAGCTATTTCCAGCGCGGCACGACCGTCACCAAGGACGGCTTCACCGCGCAAGTCACCAAGTCCCCGTATCGCGGGCCAACGATCAAGGACGACACGTGGATGATGATCCCGGTGTCGATCCCGTACCTGTGTTTTGCAAGGCCGACGTGACGGTTTTCACGAACTCGACGGGCGGCTGGTGCCTCCCATTTTCTCCAAACTGAAAGGACTAAACGATGGCACTGTTCCCCGTTGCCGGAATGAAACTCTATATCGGCGCCACCATGAACGACTCGGCGACCGATTTCGTTGAAGCGGACTTCACGGGCGCGAACGCCTCCCCCGATTCCTGGGTTCTGGTCGATGGCTGGGAGCAGATGGGGCCGATTGGTGACGGCGCCGCCGATATTGCGACCACGCTTATCAACCGGGGCCGCACGGTGCATCAGAAGGGCACGGCGGACGCCCCCACCATGTCGAACGTGTTCGCTATTATTGCGGGCGATGCCGGCCAGACCGCACTCATTGCGGCCGGCCAGCCCTCGAATAAAAATAACTATACCTTCAAGATCCTGGGCAACGAAACCGGCACGCCATCCAAGCTTTATTTTCTCGGCCTTGTGATGGGCACGCCGGAACAGGGCGGCGGTGCCAATACCGTCCGCAAGTTGGCCGCCAACATTCAGGTTAACTCCAACGTCGTTCACGTGGCGGCTGCCTGATGAGCGGTGAAATCGAGATTAAACTGAATGGGAAGGTCGAGACGCTGCGCCCTTCATTGGGCGCGGCGAAGCGGGTCAACGCCGCGGGCGGGTTCGCCCATGTCGTCAACCGCATCCAGGCCGCAGACCTCGATTTCTATATCTTGGTTGTCGCGGCCGGCCTCGGCAAGAAAAACGCCGAAGTTGAGGAAGCCGTCTACCGCACCGGCCTTCCTGCGTTGGGTGCGGATGTCGTCAAGTTCGTCAACATCCTGGCCAACGGCGGCAAGCCATTCGATGCCGAAACCTCCGAGGGTGAAGCGACGGGGGAAGAGTAAGCCACGCGGATTATTTCGCGTGGCTGCTCAAGGTCGGCATGGGCTGGATTGGCTGGACCGAGGAACAAACCTTGGCAACCGATATGCAGTCAATCGAGGCTGCGTATCGGGGCCGCCATGAAATGTTGTGTTCGTTGGCCGGCAAAGAAATTCAACCAGC